ACCCATCTGTCCAGCAGTAGGACTCGCAGGACGAGTAGCAGTAGTCCACGATGCGTTAGTGATGCCATTAGTACCGTTTAACGTAATAGGCATTATTCACTATCCGCAGGTAATGGTTGACCACCCGCCTGAACCCATTTAACGTATTCTTCAGCAGTTACTAAACAAGATTCTTGTCTGCCATCTTCCCATTCACGCCAAACCACTTGAGTAGTTTGCATAGGCTGTAGTGGAAGTAATTTCCAAGTTGCTTCAATCATAGTTCACATCCTGTAAATAAGATTTTGCTACTAGCAGTTGAACATTGAAAATCATACAGATTATTCACAGTCATTCCACTACCGCCACTAAGACTTAATACCCCAACATTTAAACTTGCGTAATTAAATGCCTGTGTGCTAAAAGAAAGACCGCTTACTGCGAATGTTCCAGAAATTGTAACTCCAGTTGGAGGAACTCTTGCTGTTACCGTAAATGGTATGGCTGCTGATGCTGTACTAGCAGTAGAAAGACCACGAACCCAACCAATAAACTCAGAACCAGAACTAGAAGAATAAATATAAGCAGGTAAATACCTTTGACACAAACTCAACTCAGTCCCATAAGGACGATAGTCATAAGAAGTAGCCGTAGAACCCTTTTCAAGCATTACACCAGTTAAATAGAACGTGGCACCAGAGGTTCCAACGACCGATGTTGCGCCTGTGGCTGAATCGTAATCAGAACCAGCCCATGCACCTGCTGTACCGCTATACGTAGAGCCAACTCCTAAACCGAAATTAACTCTCAAACCAATTCCGTTAGTTGCACCAATCCAAGTACCAGTAGTATCACCAGCAATAGTTACTGATTTTAATTCCCAAGTATTTGCAGCAGCTATAGAGTACGTAAATGGATAAGAACGATTAGACGCTGAGTTTTGCAATGAGCCACCAAATGTTCCAGTTAAAGAACTACGCACCCAAAAAGATAACGTAACAGGAGCAGCTCCAGCCGCACCCCATCCTAAATCAGCAGTATTAAAGCCTTCTATATTTTGACGAATAACAAACACTTCACTAGCACCTACTGTGTAAGCAGAGGAAGAAGTAATCAAAGTAGAAAAGTTAAATCCTGTAGCAGCAACAGATGACTGAGCAGTGGTTAATTTAGAAGCAGCACCTACGATTACTTGGAATCTATCTACTGGATAATTAGTAGCGTAAGCAGACGTTACTGCTGGCGTAATAGTAGCTCCAGCCGCACCTTGAGAGATACTCATTGAACCGTTGATTAGACGATTTTTCATTCCGTACAAACCAGCAGAACTTACGCCATCACTGGTAGTCATTAAGTCTGCCACAATTGAGCCATAGGCCATAGTTATACTCCTAACGCTGTTTTGATTTCTTCTGGCGTAGATGCAGAATTAATCTGTGTTTGCATAGCTGCGTATTTATCTCGTATTACTTGTCTAGCTGACTCAGCAGCAGATGCTTGACTAGGAATAGTTGCTTGAACGTCTAGAGGAGCAAATTCTTCTGATCGTTTTGCTCTACGAATATTATGAGCAATATCCTTAGCTTTGTTTACGTTAATAGTAATCATGCGTACTCCCAAGCATTTCTAAAAAGTCGTTCTGTAGGTATATCTGAAACATCTACAATCTTGTATTCTTTGCCAGCTGGTACGTCTTTAGCAGCAATTTGCTCAATGGTTAAACCACATTCAGCAGCAGGAATTACGATAGCTACGCCACCGTCATCTGTTGGGTATAAAATTCTTTTCATTTTGTCCTCTTAACGGAAAATAGCGGCAGAAAAATTTACTGGATCTAATTGAGATGTACCTGAGCCAAATTTAACAAGAAAACGAACTTGTGTTGTTGAATAAAGAACTGTTGAAGTATTGTTAGGATAACCAACAGATACTCCGGCGGGGTTGCTTGATAAGTTTTGGTTTGCTGTTGCTAGTGCCGCATAATTAGCATCAGGCATCGCAGTTGTAAAATTAACTGTGTAATCACCTTCACCATTATCAGTAATAGAACTTACATTTCCGCTTGCTCTAATAGCTACTGTTCCTGTTCCGTTAAAGTTTACCCATGAGCGACATCCGTATGCAACAGCAGCAGAACCGTAACCTGAGTTAAACGACATATTTCCGCTAAATGATCCAGTAGTACCTGAAACACCAGCAGCAAACGTAGTAGCCTGTGATGCGTCAACGCTAATAGCAGTAGAGCCTGAACCTGATCCAGTAACAATATTTAAAGTGCCACTAGTGTCAGTAGTGATTGCTGTGCCACCATTCGAGGAATTCCCCGCAACGATAGAATTGGCCATTCTTAACTCCTATTCTTACAATTATTGAAATGCCATCTAGGCATTGTCGCAGCACCACCAGTTTTATTGCAGTGCGGGCAGGTTATTAAATGATACTTTCTTCCTAAATGAGCATTTCTTATCTTGTCTTTTGTTTCTTGCGTATGAGGCTTTGCATTTTTATGGCTTTCCCTCATCTTTTGTATAGCTTCTTCGGTATGTTTCATACCTTTTCTTTTGCTTGGCTTGCCAATCTTAGACAGAATCATTTTTTGCACTGATTCAGGGCTTGCTTTTATTCCTTTATTCCAGGCAGCCTGTCCTTTTTTAAACTGAGTTTTATTCTCAACATTTTTATTAACTTTAGGAACTCGTAATTTCTGTATATGTTCTTCAGTTAACTTCTTACCTTTGTTCCAAGCAACTTGACCTTTTTTGGCAATGCTTAATTTTTTTCTTGTTTCTTCTGACATAGGGAATTTTAAATTCCCACTATCACCACCTTGCCTAAGATTAAGACAATTAGGATTGTTTTTTATATAGTCTAAAGTTACGTATCTATTTTCAATATCAAGAATATATTTATGTTCACCAATTAACAATATTTCATATTTTAAATTACTTTTGCCATGTTTTTTAACATAACTTCTCCATCTTAGACCGCTTCCCCAATATCCATTTTGGGAAACTCCAACGTGCTTACCAACATAATATTTGCCTGACGTTACATCAGTAATTTTATATAAATGAGCAGGTCTAATATGTTCCATAATATTGTCAACTATACAACAACCCACCTTGACCCACTAGGTACTGTTACTGTTACACCAGATGCTACCGTAATCGGGCCAGCACTCATTCCGTTCTTATTCGTAGTAATCGTGTAGTTAGCGGATACCGTATTAGCGTTCTCGAATATCGCTCCACCACCACCGTTAGCACCACCTACAGGAGTCCAGTTACTACCATCATAAGTCTCTAGTATTGCTAAAGTTGTATTATATCTTAGCTGACCTGTAGCTGACGATGGTCTTTGTGCGGTAGTTCCTACAGGTACTCTAACTGCTCCTGTGCTGTTTATTGCAAAGGTAGTAGGTACGTCTATAGTTGCTGCGTTAATCGTTACTGTGGACGTTACAGTGCTTCCTATGACCGTAGTTCCTGATGCCGTTAAAGTACCAGTAACCGTAAATGGATCGCCACTAGTACCGTCTTGCTGATCCTTTAACTGCGCCATTAGTTCACGAATAGCGTTATTGACAAGGCTAGGAGCCATGCCTTCAGCTAAGTTAATACCGTCAATATCAGTATTTGAGCTTGCTGTTGCGCTAAATTCGCTAATTTTTGTCTTTGGCATTTCTTAATCTCCAAGCAGACCTGTAGTTGTTCCAATAGCAGCAGAACTAGGAACTAATCCTACTGGCTTACGCTGCGTTCTTAATTTCAATTCTTGCAATATTCTAGCTTGCTCAATAGGATCAGTAGCAAATAATCGTTTCTGTAACTCAGCAGAAGTCTCTCCGCTAATACCTTTAGCTCTTGCTGCACCTTGTCTTAACAATTGCATCGCACCACCAGTTAATCCACCAGTAGCTAAACTTTGAGCTACAGCAGCAGTATTTGCCAAACTTTCACTGCCAGCTAAACGCTCACCAGTTTGTGAGCCACCCATGATTGCTCTACCTGTTTTAGTCTGCTCACCTAAAGCATCAACGTATCTGACAAAGTCGTTGTACTGGTTATTGTCAGTAAAGGCATAACGTAACAATGACTTCTGTTTGTCGCTCTTAAATATCTGACGAGTAAAGTCACCGCCTTTAAAGTTTTCAAGACGAGAATTAACGTCTGACATCATGCCTAGACGGAAAGCCTCTTTTTCTGAATCATTCATCTTCTTCAGATCATCAAGGACTTCCTTGTATTCCATTCTTTGATATTTCTGACCACTCTCAAATGAAGAACGAATACGCTCGTTATCAGCAAACTCTTTATTTGCTTTAGCGTATATAGGATTCTTTTCTTTGATTAAGTCGTTAAACTCACGCTTAACATTAGAAACATCTCTACCGTAACTAGTCATCTTTCCTGTTACAGGATCAATCTCTTTCTCTACTACTCGATCAAGACCAATCTTAATCTGGTGCAATACGTTAGTAGGAACGAACTGAGCATTACGAATCTGTTCTAAGTCAGGCAACGTATCACCATAAACACCAGCTCGTCTTTGAGCTTCTTTATAAGCGTCTTGGAATACTGGACGCTCTACGTATTTACGGAAATCACGAGCATCTACAGCCTTCTCATAAGCTAAAGGATACTTTGCAGATGCAGCAGATTGTTGATTCTTAGCTAGGAAATCAAGGTATTCATAACCACTTACATTTTTACCAAGACCTGCACGTTTTACTAATCCACTAACAATATCGCTAGGCTGATCTATCATGCGAGACTCTAAAAATCTAGCTGTGGCAGTCTTTTCTGCTGAAGGAACCACATAAGCAGCATAAGATAAGTCCTGTAATCCTTTAGTTAAATCAGCCAATACAGGACGAGGAACGCCTAGCTTTTGTAGCTCATTTAACGCACGAGTAGCCTCATCAGGAGTTAGATTCTCTTTGTTTAATGTATTAGCAAGTATCTTGTTTGCAGCAGTAGTTTGATCGCCAATTCCAGCAGCGTTAAGCGCATTACGAATCATGCCTCCAGCACTTTTAGCTGCAATAGGTATAGCTCCACCCAATACACCACCAACAGCACCACCAATAGCAGTACTTTCTAACGTATTCTTTTCTGCTGTACCTGCGCCAGTTAAAGCACCTGTAGCTGCTCCAACACCGCTACCACGAGCTATTTGACCACCTATAGTTTCACCAGTAACAGCAGCTTGTGTGGCTCCACTAGTTCCTTTTAAAGCCTTAAACGCACCTAATGGCATAGCAATACCGCCTAATAATTCTAGCGGTGTAGCAAAGCCAGGATTATCTATATTATATTGTCCTTGCTGCGCTCTTAATCTATCTCTAATAGCTTCATACTCTTTTCCGCTAACAGCTCCAGAACGTAATGCAGCTTCTAACTCATCAGCAAAGCCAAAAGTAAGCCCTTGAGCTGCTGTTCTTGTTGTTTCTAATGCTCCAGAATAAGGAACTTTAGGTTGAAAAACTGAAGTTGCAGGAGTAGTTAATTGGCTTTTAATAACTTGAGATATTTGTGCATCACTCATTGAGTCTGGAAACTCAACAATACCTTGTCCAGGCACTTCAATTAGTTTAGGCATTATTCAATTCTCCCTGTGGATTGGTTATAACGCCTTACACCACTTGGAGACGGGGCAGAAATGCCAGGTACATCTATTTTGTAATACTTAGAATATTTTTTACCTGTAGGATCGCTAGACATTATTTCGTAATTCTGTTGATGAGACTGAATCTTTGCTCTAGCAACCTTATCTAAACTATCTAATAACGCATTGATTTCAACTGCCGTAAAATCACGCAAGTTACCACCAGATGCACGAGCAATTAAGCCTCGCTCAAAGTCAGTAATTGCACCCTGACCTGCCATTGATTTAGCAGCATCTAATTCAAGAGCAGCTAATTGCTGCATAGCCTGAGCTGTACGAGCCAACTTTTCTTCGGTTGTCTTGCCAGTTACTTTTAACGCTGCTGCAAACTGATCTACAGAACGAGGGACTCCAGCTTGGAATCCTTCGTAAACACCAGCCGATAAAATTGGACGTAATTTTTGTACTGCGTTAATTGTATTTACGGATGACTTAGCTTGGTTAAATGATGCTCTAGTGTCCTCAACAACACCTTTAGCAAACTCTTTCTCCATCTCTCTACTACCCATATCAATTACGGTAGCACCAGCTCTACGCTGTGCAATATTTAATTTTTGCAGCTCATCATTCAAACGCTTAGACTCATCTGCCGTTAATGGCTGAGTAAAGTCTTTATTAGGGAACAAGTAACCTGCAACCCTACGAGCTTCGTTAGTAAAGTCTTGTTGTTTACGTATAATTTCTTCTTGTTTGTCGTATGATTCAATTTGCTTTAAATTATTTTCAATCTTTTCTCTTGCAGATTTTCCTGGCACTGATGCAAGTATTCTATTCTCAGCAAATAATCTAGCTCTCTCATCCATTGGAGCAGTTACAGTATTTGCTTGTGCTTCTGGACTTAAATTAGTTGTTTGTTGCTGCGGCATTGTCTTAGCATAAGCCTGAGTAACAGCCATATTCTCATTAATCCATTTCAATCCTTCTTTAGGATCAGCACGTAGTAACGCTACTAATGATGGATTATTTGCTACTTCAGGAGTCTGCATAACCTTTTGAACATCTTGTTGTAACGCTAAAGCCTGATCTCTTTGCAGTTTTAATTGATCTCTTTGTAGTTGTGCTTGCTGTATCTGCTGCTGAGTCTGGAAGTTCTGCAAACCTTGCTGATACGCACCACCAGCACTCTCAAAGCCACCTGCTACTGAGCCTAGAATGTTTTGCAATGCTGAACGTGGAGGGCCATACGCACTCATGCCTTTAGCCAATGCTAAACCTGCGCCTAGCAAACCCTGAATCTGAGCTTTCTTTTGCAGCGCAGCAGTTTCTTCAGCACCCAATAATCCTTGATAGAATTTAGGGGCTGTGCCAAATGGTGTTAAATCTTCAATTGCCATATATCACCTAAATTAGTGAAATCGGTTGACCGCCAACTACGGATTGTCTGTATGGATCTAATGATGCCATTGGATCGTAAGGCTTAACTCCACGACCTGCTTGCAAAGGCATAGAAGGAGCAGGAGAAGGCATTTGTTCTGGAGTTAATAATTCTTTAGTCGAGCTAAGTCCTGTCATCATTAGACCAGGATTTTCATAGCCAAATTTCTTCATTCCTTCAAAACCACCAGTGCCAATACCTACACCACTAGTAGATGCTGCGTTTACCATTGGTTGCGTACCTAATAGTGCTTGAGTTGAGCCTGAAACTGGAACAGCAGCAGCACTAGCAACAGTAGGTTGTGTGCCTAATAACGCACCGATAGATGGCTGAGATGCGCTTACTGCTGGTTGAGTTCCTAACAATGCACCTTGAGCGGGAGTAACTGCGCTAGCAACTCCAGGAGCAGCCACTTGAGAAGCACCATATAAAGAACCGCCTGTATATCCTGCGATACCACCAAGCAAAGCACCTTGTAACGGATTTCTTGGCTTCATTAATGCACCAACTCCTGCACCAGCAGCAGCCAATAATTGAGGAGTTATTACCGGATCGCCCATTATTTACCCCCTGATTGTGTAGTCGTACTAGTACCACCAGAAGGTACGCTAGTGAATAGATTCGTAAATTGCTGAAGTTTCTGTTGTGGCAACGTCTGTTCGTAGTTGTAACGATTGATAGCATCTTGCAATGCTTTCTGTTGATACGACTCTTGACCTTGACCTACTGTCAGTAACTTCTGGATATCCATGTAGTCAGCTTGAGCATAAGCTGGCGCACCTTGTACAGCAGCCATTTGTCTGCCACGTTCTGCCTCAGCAGATTGATACGCTAGTTGACCAGCACTTTCCGCTAGGTTACGACCAAATATGTCTTGAGCTTGACCTACCTGCTGACCCATTGCATTAGAGCCATAACGACCCATTGATGATGCTTTAGATTGCAGACCTTGTACGCCACGAGTATAAGCCTCTGTAGCTTGACGATTAGTTCCAGCTAACGCACCCTCTAGGAATGGATTAACGCCTCTACCTTGAACCGTTGAGAGATATTCTTGCTGTGCTGCTTGCTGAATCGGAGAGCCTGACATAGCTCTGGTTTGAGCTGCCTGTAATGCTGTCTGAGTAGCCTCGCTAGGAGAAACATAAGTTTGACCAGGAAAGAATGACGCACCAGGAGCTTCATACTGACGTTTAGCTTCTTCTAAACCATACGTTACATATGGCTTAATTGTGGGATCTATCCCGCTGGTTGTGGTTGAACCGCCTCCGCCTCCGCCCATATTTTTTACTCCTTAAATTTCGCAAATCCACTGTTTAGGCTTAAATCCGAGCTTTTTAGCCCTACGTTGCCAGCCTTGACGATGGCTAGAGAAAGTTACATATTTTGCATTAGCTTGACTTGCCAAGCCTTTTATGTATTTTAGCCCATCTTCAACCATTTGATAATCATTTTCTAACGTCCATGCCGCCCAAACGTGTAGATGTAGTCCAGATGGCTGTAATATGAAGAAACCACCGAACCTCTGTTCCTTCAAAGCTACCCATAGAAGTGATCTATTAGAGATTAAATCTGCATAGACATCTTCTACTATCCAATCCTCTGGACTATACCCTTTGATCTGATCTAGTGGAGCTTTAATAGAAGCCCACCACTTTCTAATATCTGCTACTGGAATATGTCGAAATTCCATTAGCCCACCACTATGTAGCCGTATGTCTTATCTGCTGTGTTATTAGACCAATGTGTCAAAGTAGCACTCCCTTGAGTTTGTGAAGAAACGTAGATGTTACTTGTAGCTGATGGAGCTATGTATTGCATTGTCGCTATAACGCTAGGTACAGCAGGTCTTGTAGGACTTGTGCTTGTACCGTAATGCTCAATAGATACACCAGTATTAGAAACACGCCACATTATCTCAACATAATCATTGGCTTGCAATTCCAAAAAGAAATTAAGTGCGGCAATCATGTGACTAGGATCGCCAGCACTTTTACGAGTCGTTAATCCAAAACGACTATTTGACCCATCTATATTAGTTCCGTTCTTTCTAAACCAGACATCGACTTCTTCAGAGTCGTTATGTGAATTCTTAAACTGAATAGAAAACTGAATGTTATAAACGCCATAATTCCTGACATTCAGTCTAGAGCTATTTGATAGATACACCCCGTTAGAGTAATCCGTTGTATTTAGCGTTATTGCATAAGCTGTAGTCGTATTAGCCGCAGTCTGGTCTGTAGTATCCTGAAACGCACCGTAAGGAGCTGAATCAGCCTCAGCAGCGTTAGATACTGGAACCAAGAATATTAAACTTTCTTTACCTATACGGCTGTCGTATATAGTCGTAGTAGTCACATTACCTGTGGCTAAAGTTACTAGTCCAGAATTATTCGTCTTACCGTCCATAATCCCACGAACAACCTCAGCAACCTGACGCTGATCTCCACCAAAAGGCGGTAATGTCTGGAATTGAACAGTCCTAGTCATCGAGTACCCTGACCGCTAATATCAACCTCAACCGCTACAGCCGTTCTCCAGTTGCCACTAGGGTTAGTTTGAACCCTGTGATACCTACCTGCTGAACGTAGCCCACAGCGACCCTCAGAATCAGCTACAGACGCATCTCCGAACGTGATGGCACTATCTAACAACTCACGACTTGCTACCGCTACAGAGCCGCTACCAGCGTCCACAATTGGTCTGCCTAACGTAATGACTGAATGACCTACATCTATATCACCTGACGTTAGTGAAGCCTGTTTGTATTGACCGCTAAAGGTAACGATATTAGGGCCTCTGGTAGCACTCAGTAAAAGAAGTCCACCAACCCACTGACGATCATCAAGAGAAATACCTAGCGAATCAATACTTGCGCTAAATGCGTCCAAGCCCTCCAGAGTTACCGATGGAGTCAGAGCAAACGATACACTGTCAGCAGTAGTCTCAGCATAAGACCATTTGTTTAACGATATGTTGTAAATCAGTAGTAAATTGTCACCATTCTGAGCAGGGAATAACCAAACAATTAGTCTTTTCTCTGTATCTACTGCGGCTGACATTCCTAACTTAATGGCTGTTAAGTTTGCATTATCAAAGAACCATCTATCTATCTTTTCTGTACCGATTCCTTTGGTTGTCTGACCATCACACACGTAAAAACCATCATCAGCTAGAAAATACGTTAATCCTGCAAAGTTAATGATTGATCCGGCAGAAATGCAGCCAAGAGTACGGTTAATAGCGTCAAACTGGAAGAAATACGGACTACCTGCGTAAGACATACGGTAGATTGCACGTTCTAGGAACACGATACCGAACTCGCCACCAGCTAAACCAGTAATATCACCGCCATCAGGCATGACTTGAGAGTCAGATTGACTAGCAAGACCAGGAGTCCAATCTGTTTCATCGTTAATATCAGACCAATAGACCTTGTTTTCTTCGCCAGCTACGTTAGCAGCGACTACAAAGTCCTTAACTACCGTTACATACTTAGCAGTAGGAGCAGCAGCAGCCAAATCACCCGCATAAGTTGATGAATTTAACGTGTATGACTGCAATTTATTACTACCGTTAGCCATAATCATCTTTGTTCCGTACTGCGTAACATCCCAATACTCGATAGCACTGTATCCGGCAGTAGTTAATGGAGACATCGCACGAGTTCCAGCAGTAAACTTGTACAGGTTACTAGCTGAAGCACCAAATAATGATACCGTTCCAGCATATTTACCTGCGAAACAAGTCAATAAGTTAGCATTTGCATCGTCAGAATACTCAACCTCGTCCAGTATTGGGGCATAGCCATTAGTAACTGGATAACAGTTAACTGCGCCCGTTAAAGCACCTGTAACGCCAGGCTGATCTGGTAGCCATTCACCGAATATTATGCGTTGTTTAGCCATCTTTATTGCCTTGTCCAAGTATCAGATTGTGAAGCTACTACCGTCCATGTATTGTCATTAGCTGAAACGATAGTCCAATTATTCGCACCTTCTATCACGTTATCCCACTCGTCACCAATTACATGACCGTCAGCAGTTACGTCAGCGTTTCCGCTAATATTTCCTATGGCGTTCCATACTGCTATTGCTATACATGAAACTTCAGCTAAAGCATCTACAGAAGCACTACCCTGATAATCTACTTCACTACTAGAAGTTACCGTAGCCGTTCCATCAATCGCAGCAGAGCCAACCTGAACTCTAATACCTTCAGCCGTAACCGTTGCGCTACACGCTACATCACCAGTAAAGAATAAGACTCTAGTAGCCTCTGCCGTTACCGTAGCTGTACCACTTATAGCCGCAGTAGCGTTAATTACTAGACCACCGTTAGCCGTTACAGTAGCAGTACCAATTATTGCGCCAGTAGCACTATAAATAATCCCACCAGCAGCACTAACTACAGCAGTTACGTCTATAGAACCTGATGCAGTCTGAATCCTGATGCCAACAGCAGAAACCGTAGCTGATCCGTTAATACTTCCTGCACCACTATAAGTAGCAACAGCGTTAGCTACTACTGTGGCGTTAGCATCTACACTAGCCGTAGCTAATACAAAATTACCAGCTTCGCCTAATGACGAGTACGGAGCTTGTGAGTATGCTGATAAACCAAACATTTAGAATACTACCCACTTAGACCCACTCGGTACAGTTACGCTAACTCCATCATTAATCGTAATAGGGCCAGCACTCATAGCTGAATATCCGCTAGGAATAGAGAATGTTGTAGCTACAGTAAGACTATTTAATACGATACCGTTAGAAGAAGCCATTTGATCTGCATAAGCAGTATTCGCAGCATCCTCATGAACAGACTTAGCAGCAGGATATGTAACAAAAACATCCTTACTATTAGCTGCAAACGATAGTGGTGAAGTCGTACCAGAACTGTTAGACAATACCGTAGTACGGGCTAACGTAGTACCTGATGATGTGTACGTACCGATACCTACTTCCCATGTGTTGGCGGTGCTATCAACAATAGAATAGTAGGTAGTGTTACCGTTACCGATAACAGAAAAAGACTGGAATCCAGCTACAGCACCAGCAAGCGTTAGCGTACCAGTGCCAGCAGTGGTGGATGTTTCCCTAACACGATCTGCGACAACTAGTGGCATCGCTTACTCCTTACGCCAGAGTTACGCTAAGACCGCCAATAGCTATCTTAAAGATATCTCCAGATGATATAGTTTTAGATGTATCCAATGCTGTGTGATATAGCAAGTTACCGCTAGAAGTAGCATCGAGAATACCGATCCAACCTACAGTACCCCATGAACCTGAAGCCTGTGGAAACTCTACAGCAGCAGTATTCGTAGATACACCGTTACTAGGCGCACCCATCGTTACCGCAGTACGTGTATAAGAGCCACCTGATACTTCAGTACCAGTATTAGCATCAGTAGGATCAGATGTATATAAACCGATATATACAGCAGCAGGACTTGTGTAGCTCGTGTTACGCAAGGTAGCGTTGATTAAAGCTCCCTCTAAATAGTTTGACATTTCAGCCATAATTGTTACCTCACGTTATAAGACATTGACATTGGCTGACCACTGTACTCACTACTCTGGTCAGATATTGTTATTGATGATATTGCTCTATCGTACAAGCTCGCCCAAGTCTGTAGTCTTGCATCATTCATCAGATACGGCTCTGCCTCGCCTAAAGCTGCGTACAGTAAAGCATCTGGATAGTTGGTCAAGAAAACATTACCTGTATTGGTATCGCTCAAAAAGTACGGCTGTGCGTAGTAGAGCATCTGTAATTGATAAGCACTATCTGGAACTGGAGATAGTTGTAGTTCAGTCGCTAAGACAGTGTAATCAGTAGGCTTACCTGATTCTGTAACTCTGAAAGAATTATAGAAAGCGTTAGGAGCTTGATAAGCTAGAGTCGTAATAGGATTCGTATTAACGTGAATATCACGCATCTCTAAGAAGTCAGTAGGAAGTCCAACAGTAGAGTCACCGCCAGTAGTTAGCGCAGTAGCTACAACCAACATCTGACGAGTTCTAACTTCTCTACGCAAACGTAACTCAGCTAACTGAATAAACGTAGGAATCATAGCCGTTAGATCGCTACGAGCCAAATAACTAACTATTGTAGTTTTTAAGTCACTGTAGCTTGTAAACGCCATATTATTCCTCTAGTTGCTCGAAATCATCCCAACCATACTCATACGTACCTATGTGTTTGATGTGCATAGATAGCTCGTGATCCACGTAAGTATCAAAGCCATTATCACCAGCCTTAACGCAAAAGTGAACATCCTCACCTACTACACCAGTCGGCCCCCATCCGGCATCAAACCAAGCCTGTGGAACCTTCTCAAACACTTCCCTACGAATCATTACCGCCCCAAAACCAACAGCAGTAACCTTCTCAATACCTTCTTTACCACGAGAATCGACATTAGACCAATGATGGCGAATACCTTTCTCATCTTCTGACTTAACTAACAACTTAGTCGTAGGCATACAAGGCTTACGTCTTGTGACTGCATTGACACCGAGAATCCCAACTTCACGAGATAACATAATTGTTATCAGGTCATGTGGAAAACGCATATCGCTATCAATGAACAGAATAGCGTCACAGCCCTCTTTTAACGCCACCTGAACTAACTTCTCACGCTGATCGAATATCAACGTACCAGGCATCGTATAAAGGCTTAGACCGCCCTTTCCGTCCTTGCATCGAACAGACGCATCGTGTGCAGCCATCCTAGCAAAGTCAAAAGCAAATCCTGTATGAACCTCGTCTCTACATGGAATACAAACGCCAACTCTCATACTGTTCCTCGATATATCTTTAACGGAGCTTGGTCTGGATGGTTGAGCCACTTCTTAAAAGCGTTCTCGTCCATTATATAAAAGCCACGCATGATTCCCATTTGATTTAGCTTATCAATAGCCGTAAAAGGTATTGAGCCTATTAAATGTAAATCCTCTGTCGCTCCTGTCCTAGCCTTATCTACTTCCTGTAACGCTTTGTTGCGCTCCAAGATGTCTGATATATCTTGATTAGTCTCGATGATAATGCCGCCATCACCGTCCGCATGAACCGTATGATTACGTAAGTTTTCCATTAATCCCTCTAAAAAGCCCCCTACCGTTAAGTAGAGGGCTATCTAAATTACAGCGAGAAGTCCAAGTCAGCTACGATACCGTGAGCTGCTTCGTTCTTCACTTCCAAAGTTACTTCAGCAAGAATCTGAGTTTTCTCAGAGTCACCAGCCTTAGCCAATTCATTAGTCATGAATGGACGCAGATAAGCCATCGCTGCGTACTCAGGATCAAGAATTAACATATCACGATTACGCATGAATCTGTCAGGCACAATTGACAGTTGTCCAAAATCGGACTGATAAATATCGGCCGCGCCAATTATCACGCCAGCTTCAGGCTTAGTGATCTGATAGCGATTAACTGCGATACCAGCAAAGCCAGATACTTTCTGCTTACCTGCTGAACCAACGAATACAGCCTTTGGTGAACCGCCCGCATCAAAGATTGAAGCGATAACAGTTTTCATCAATGCTTCAGTTGCAGTACGCTGTGTACCATCTGTACGAGTAGAAGTACCTGAAGTTGCTGGAGCAGAACCGCTAGTGCCTTGTGAGCTGTTGGACTTAATCCATGACAACAATGAACCCATTGTGCGGGCTATGGTAGATGTGCCTGCTGATTTACCTTGATTAGCAGTGATAATGGTTTCTAAGTCACGCTTGATTTCAGCAGAAGCCTTAGCCAATTGGTAAGCCTTTTCTGACTTACGACCTGCTTTGTTAACTTTTTCCAATGTTCCGCTGACCTGAATTGTCTTCTGTACGATCTGTGTATAATTTCCAACACGAGTCGTTGGAGAAGCAGTGATAGAAGTTGCATCTGCACCCTCGACCGCAGCGTTAGCAGTAGTAGCAGCAGAAAGCGAATCAGTCTGCCATTCATGGTAAACAGCAGTTGCGCTAGTCTTACCAATAGAGGACATAATTGGTGTATCTGTTGGACTGATGTTATAGATAACATCGGATAAATCTTCACGCATACCGATGGCGGTGAAAGTCTGATATGTAGGCATTATATTTCCTTATAAGAATCGTTCAAAAGCGGCTGCGGCATCACTAATCTTTCCAGATTGTCTAGCCCTAGCCTTCAGTTTTTTAATATCCTCAGCACCACTATCTCTAGGCTGTGATACTCCTGGCTTCATAGCTTTAGGAGCTTCATTCACCTTCTTAGCGATACCAGGTTGCGATGCTTTCAATTTATCGTACTGCATAGCTTTATAAAGCGTTAATACTGCACGAGAATCAAATACATTCGCTAATTCATCATCCGAGAATCCAGCCTGTTTACCGTAGCTGCGTATCTCTTTACGGACTACCTCACCCTTAACAGGATCAGCATATTCAGGTAACGCACTAACTAACTTCTCAGCTTCCTGTGCTACTTTTGCACGTAACTGATTCTGTCTGTCGTATTCCTGCTGTTGAGCTATATGCGCTCTCTCAGCCTGAACCTGCGCTAACTGCTTTTCCCTCTGAGACATCTCTGCAACCTTAACAGCGTATCCAATAGGATCAGTCTCTTTCAGGTATTCCAGATTCTCTGTTTCTTGAGGCTGCATCAAGGCTTGCTCGATATACTGCAACCTCTCCGCATAAGTATCTCGGAGTTGCTTCGCTTCTTGAACTGCATGGCGTTCAGCTTCAACTGCCTTACGTTCTTCCGCTACAGCTTGCGATTTCTTTGTATAATCAGTGCCAAGTTGATACGACTTAATGAGTTCATCAAGGGTTACATCACGTTCTTCTCCCGCAGCTTTCACTCGGAATGTTTGATGTTCCTCTGACACATCAGCTTCTTCTTGTTCTACCTCAGATTCTTCCGATTCCTCGTATTCCTCTGATTGGGCATCGCTATCGTTGGATTCTGTGCGCTGTTCTGGTTGTTCCTTATCGGAGCCGTCATCAGTACCCATTAATCCCAAAATAGCGTTTGCTGCACCATTTACATCTAACTGTGCATTTCCTTCTGGAGTCATGCTTTCAGTATCGCTCATGTTTTCATTTCCATAATTATATAGGGAACCGCCCTATACGGACTACAAAATCTTCCATCTTTTTGCGTCAATGAGCTTCTGGTTAGTAAGCCCTTGAATATAACCTTCTATATCCTCTAGAACTCGGAGGCGTAGATACGCTTGTTCACGTAGTTCCATGTCGCTGTAATCTGTACTTCTAAACTTCTGTATCTCTAATTCTTTCATCTCGTTCATTACCTCAATGAATCGCTCATCTTGAAGTATGCGAGCTGCCCAATCTGCTTTACTCATTGGACTAAACCACCTAATTCTTTAATAGCTTTAAGCACGATCTCAGCCTGTTTCTGGCGCATCTGCTCGTCTGCCATATCCATCGTTAAGATTGCCTGTAACTGCTGAACAGCTAACTGTGCTTCTTTAATCTTAATGTCTGATTGCTGCTGCTGATTCTTCATAGCCATCTCTAGACCCTTTTGGGTATAAGACGCTTCTAGTTCCTGTTGCTTTAACTTCAGCTTCTCACCCTCGATCTGCGCCTTCGCTGCTGTCTTCTCTCTTTCAACGTCAGCAAGCATCTGAGCAACCTCTGCTTGTGCATCGGGAGTTGGGGGTTGAGGCTGTGCAAGAGCAGCATCTTGTTCAGGAGTAATCTCGTTAAGAAATGCGTTTGCATCTTTAAACCCTGCCGACTCAATAAACTTTGCTAACGTGTTGCGATACTGTCCTACCGTTACTAGCGGATTAGATGGCCCGAACTGCTGCAATATCTGTTCTTGTTTAGATAGAATCATTTGCAACATTGCTAACTTCTGATCTCTGTCACCTGAACCAAGACCTACGTTAATGCTAATGTCGTACTCATTTGCCCACGTTCTAGGATCATATTGAACGTACTTGCCACGCATACGGACAATCTTTGCCTTGTCCTGATACTTGCCCAATAGATGCAAGATACCTCTAAATAACGACTTAACGCCTGTATCCGCAAAGATACGAGCGATCAACTCTAGCTTACCGCTATTAGACTTCATCATAGCCGCTACAGCAGTAGCTGTGACGTTAGACAATATATCTGGGTCTAAACCTGACGAAGCGTCTGTAACGCCTGTACGCTTGGCTGCAACGCCATCAAGATACTCAAACATTGGGAACGCTTGACCAGTAACGCTAGGCACTTGCATTGGAATCAGAGCATTTGCGTTCTTAACTCGGATAATGCCGCCAGGAGTAGCGTTCAATACGTCATCAAGATTTACCTGACCATCGACCACGCCAATACGAGCATTGTTCGTGAGATAAAGATTATCTAAAGTTTGACGCATCAATGTCGATTTAATTAACTGAATGTCCATCGTTCTGTCAGCCAATGATTGACCAAAGAACTTATGCGGAATAGGAATCGGACAGATCGAATGGAATGGAACTACGTCAGTCTCCTCATCCTCAAGAATCTCTGAGCCGCAGTAAACAATCCTACGTAACTCAGCGATACCATCTTCATCCTCGTCAATACGTATATAGCACTCGTACACCTCTAGCGTCTGCATTGAGAAGTCTAGGCTTGGTGCGGAATCTGGTTGCTCGTCTTGGTTAAATCGTGCGATACGCTCAGGACTGTACGTTAAGTCATCATACGTTGGCAGACTGTCAACTACATCCTTCTTGTAGCCCATAGCGATCAAGTCACTACGAGGCATCAAGCGTCTGTGCGCTACAAACGGAGAATCGTCAATAGTCTTGGCTGACTTAGAGATTAGGAATTCTTCTGGTGGCACGTTCTCAATACGTACCTGACCTGACTTCTTAACCTTCTTTACCGTTACAGAATATGATGGAGCCATTATCGGCATACCCATCTGATCCATGCCTGCTTCAACCATCTCGACCTTTTGACGCACTACTTCCATCGTCTCATCAGATAGCAATAAGGCAAGTTCTTCTTCTGTTAGGTTTTTGTACTTTTCTTTGACTACATCTTCTTGCGAGTCCCAATAAGACTTAACAACGCCTGTCTTTTGTAGGAGCGCATCTTTGAACCAGTTATGCAGGATTAAGAGACCATCATTCTCACGATAAAATACCCAATTACAGTATTCCGTAGCCTGTTTAGCTGATTCCTCGTCATTAGGCGACTTAGGTTCAAAGTAAACGATATCCTCAGTTGTCGTAAAGACACGTAGAAGCTGCGGCAATGCGCCATCAATAGCTTCGGCTACCTCACCAGTTACGATCTGGCTACGACCTTCTACCTCATTGCCGTAGTTCTCACGTAAGTAATACTGCAATGCTCTAGTACGCTCGTCAGTAGTCTCAGAGTCGATGAACCCGATTGAGTTATCAATCTCGTTCTCTAAGATACCTTTTACTTGTCCTGAATCCATAGCTAAACCCTGTAGGAATTTTGCTTATTATACAACCCATTTAGTGTTTATTGGTATATTTGACGACCATGAATCATCAGATTCGTCAAGCGTTATCGCTAAATATCTGAAGCTATCTGCCGCATGGCTACACCAATCATGTAATGGCTTTTCGTAATAGACGTTCTGTTTCTCGTTGTATTCTCTGCGATAGTTACGCAGCGCATTAATACCTTGCTTAGTCTTATCCTTGTCAAACCAACAACGTGGCAGCAACCTACGAACTGCCTGTATCCCATCAGCTACCGATAGTCTAGGAGCTACCGTTATCTCTAGTCCTGCTTCTTGGAGGACTTCTTTGCGACTTCTGCCCGTCCCCAGTTCACGGACTTCAACGTCATGTGGTAGGTACTGGTCGAAACGCTCATATCTATTTTCTTTGAGCCAATTGACATACCAATCAAGCCCAACCCCGTGGTTTTCCACGAAATCAATGAGCCTGACTTCTTTGCCAACCAGTTGAGCCACCCACAAGCAAGTAGAGTCACCCATACCCAAATCCCAAGCCACATAAGACTTACAAAGATCATCCCTGTCAACAGTGGAGATACGACCCTTTGCTTCAAGATCGTTGACAATCTGCCCATAGTAAGCCCCTTCTACGGCTGAGTTAAAGTTACATTCAAACTCTTGTTGGTACTTGTCCTCGCCCATCTCGTCACGAGCAGCGTTAAGTTCAGACTCTGGAATAATCCCTGTTTGACTAGCCTTAAATTCAATTAGTTTCCAACCTTCTGTTTCTTCAGCCCTATCACGAAACTCAGCAAAGTGATTCATTCCCTTTGGTGTTCCGATAAATAAGCACCAACCAAGTCGATCACTTAAACTTGGTCTTAGAACCTCATTCCATACTTTTGGATTCATGTCCCCAACTTCATCTAGGACGCACCCATCGTAATAGGTTCCACGTAATGAGTCAGGATTATCTGCGCCATGTAACGATATGCGTCTGCCCCAGAAGTCAACTCGCAGCTCAGATATGTTTACCGTAGCACCTAGTGGTCTTGTGAACTTAACCAAGTAGTCAAACGCTATCCTCTTGGCTTGTGTGTATGTTGGAGCAACGTAGCAGAATCTAGGATCAGGTAAATCGCACTCTATGGCTTTTTTGATAAGCTGGTTGATTGCACACACCGTTTTCCCAAACCTTCGGTGCATAACTCCGACAACGAATCTATTTTCATCCATAGCCTCATGCAATATGACCTGCTGAGGTCTCGGCTTGTAAGGAATGACTATTTCTGCCATGTGACGCTATGTTGTATTGCAGCACCATCCACGCCAGACAATTCCTGCTTAACTCTTTCAGAGTAATTCTTAGGAAACCTAGCAGCCATACTCCTCGACCATAAGCCAGTATTGATTCTTGGCGTATCTTTGGTCTCAATTAGGTGACTTTGAGCCAGTTCTTCCCAATATGCCTGACTATATGCGTGAGCATCCTCCAAGGCGTGACAAAATTCCTCGATAGAGTCTCTCCACCTACATAATGTTCTATACGATATGTTGAGTTGAGCTGACATTTGCTCAAATGACTTGCCTAGTTTTCCTAGTTCGATAACTTTTTGGCAATATGATGGATCATACTCTGATGGTCTACCTACTGGTCTTTTCTCTACTTCTTCCATTGCACTACCTTTCTGGTGTCATGCGTTACTTCTTAGGTTGCTTTTCTTTCTTTAGTTCTAACTTATCTTGTCCCGCTATTAATCCTACAGGAGCAGCAGAATACAATATTCTTTTGTCCTTTGGATCGTATGTACCTCTGTTAAAAATTGACTTTATTTGTTCAGGCTTAAATGCAGTATAAACATCAGATACTTCACCTGAAACTCCAACTGGATTATCTTTTGCATTTTTTATAATTAATCCATCATATCCGTTTTGTCTTGCTATATATGCAATATAATCAGTTGATGCTTTTTGTTTTCCAGCTTCAAACCCTTTTAGCTTTAACGCATCGTTATTGATTGTTATATTGTTCCAATTGTTATTTTTTGCATCAATTACTAAAGGATTTTGTAATGATAATTTTGCCGGATATACAGCCCCTAGAGACTGACCTTTTCTAGTTGGATCCATTGCATAACCACTAGCAACTTTAGGATTATTAGAAAACCAATAAGTTGGAGATATTTTCCCAAAATCAGATTGCGGAGAGAATTCCTCTATATTTGCTTTTGATCCAGTATAAACAGTTAAAGGAGCTTTGTTTTCATCAACAATTTTGCTTTCTTGAAACCAGTTTTTAAATTTACTTCCTCCAACTGGCTTAATGCTTCCAGTAAATCCGCTTGTTAATGCGCCTTTGGGAGCAGATCCTACAAAACTTCCACCCATCACATTCATACCTACATTAACAGCTTCTTCTGGTGGCAAATAATAACCTTGAGCTGCTGTATATGGTGCTGCTAGAGCTTTTGCTGCGTCATAAATAAACTGAGGAGCAATAAGACCAGCTTGTTTGTTATATCGTGGAAGTACATTCAAACGATCCTCTCTTGGCGCAATACCAAAAGACTCGTAAGTCTGACGCTCTAATGGAGATAGTAAACCTTGTGGTTTAGCCATAATATTCCTTGTACTTATCTGGACGATTAGTCCGTATCCATGCTCTCGGTTCTTCGTGGCACTTCTGGAAGTTTGTTCCTACTGTCTGCGATCCTGCATGGTGGACATAAGCCCTGCTCACAAAATGCCTGTAACCTGCTTTAGATAGATCATCACAAATAATATTATCAGAATACCAATTAGTGCTAGGGAATCTTGCTGTCTCAAACGCCTGTTTACTGATATAAGCGAAAATAGGCGCAATGACCCCTGTTTCTTTGATGTGATCTTCTGATTCGTATTTTAACCCAATGACATTATCATTAGCGCAATAACTACGAATATTTTGATCCCAAAGTACATAGTCACTTCTAGCTCCCACAAATCCTACGTTTTCAAAGTTTCGCTTTAACAGCCTTACATCTTCGTTTAGCTTTAAATAAGTCGTTGGTGTTATGACAACATCGTCATTGGCTATGATGATCTCTTTGTAGCCATCACTAAAAGCCTTGTCCATTGCTGCGTTATAAGCGTCACCAAAGTTTGTAGCTGCGTTGTATATCCATGTATCTACAAGTTCAGCGTCTTGTGTATTTTTACTGGATAAACATACCGGAATTTCCGGACAGTACGTTTTTAGGCTTGATAACAGGACTTTGAGTCCTGCGTTTCCTGTGGAACAAATGACGATAGCTTGCATAATTATTAAGAGTCCAATACGCCAGGTATGTGCATAACCCTGTATTTTGCTTCAATCTTTTTATAAGGATATTTCATTAACTGCTCAACAACTCTCCAATCATGACCATAACCATCAACCCATACAATGCCAAGATTTTTTTTATGAGCAATACAAGATGTACCAATACCGCCTAATTTCAATTCTACAGTTCGTCTAACATCATCAATATAATCATCCCACCACAACCAATCATTATCTAAGTTATTAACTATAGACTGTAAATGCCCATCTCCAAAAATATCATCTGAATCTAAATATGCAATGTAATCGTAAGAGGCGGCAGCTATTCCAACATTTCTAGGATGCCCGCTAAATAAATTACATTTAGGTAAAATTTCAAGACATTTAACAGGATACTCAGAAGCTATTGCTTTTGTTTCATGACAACCATCAGGAATTATAATTAACTCACCAATTTTTTGTTTTAAAAAACTGTCAATGGCTCTGCGTAACTTTACTTGCCTATCTGTTGCAGCAGTATTGTAATGCCCTAAATAACAAGGCATAACAACGCTAATCACTATTTCACCTTTATTTTTTTTTGGCTTTATTGGTTTTTGTACGTGAACCACGCATCGGTAGGCTGATCTCAATCTCCAGCTTACCGTTCTTCTTACCGTTCTCTTTTTCTTCCATCATGCAACCCTTACCGCCTTTGCACTCACCACCCTTACACTTACCGCAAGATTTTAAGCCCTTCATTTTTTCTTGTTCCTTTCAGATATTGCAGCAGCTTTCTTTTTAGCGTCTGCTTTTGAACTAGCACCCCATGCCTTTAGGCTTAATAGCAGTCTAGTAGGTTCACCATTAGGTTTTTTCTCTGCACCAGGCATATTACCCATACGAGCTAGAAAAGACGCTCTACGTGGATTGTCACCAGATTTAACTGGAGCTTTCAGATCAGAGCCAGGATTTTCAGCCTCGTAAGACTTTCGACCTTTTTCGTTAAGACCGCCTGACTTACTCTTACCTGCGCTACGTTGCCATGCAGCAGTCTTTTTCATTTCTTTTTCTTTGCAGTCTTAGCAGCTAACTTAAAGTCTGCCTTAGTTGGTGCGTTCTTAGTGCCAGGCTTATTCATCTTTTCGCCTGAACCCTCTGCTATGCGTTTGCGTTTAGCGTGAATTGCTGCGTAGAGTCCTGTTTTCATTTCTTCCCCTTCTTCTTAGCTACATTTGCAGAACTTAATGCAATTGCTAATGCTTGCTTCTTAGACTTGACTACAGGGCCACCTTTGCCAGAATGTAAAGTGCCTTCCTTAAACTCGTTGTACACCTTACTTATTTTCTTTTCCTGCTTAGTTTTCTTCATCATTTAATCACCTGTAATTTGTTGTTATCAAATAGCAAACCGATTGTTTTCCTATGCGCTTCTTCCCACATCTCTACACGTTCTTGCTTACTCAAATTCTTACCTTGATCTAGCTCCATGTGGCACGTATAACATAAAGAAGCTATCCGATAATCATGTGATTTTATACCACGTCCCTTTCCATCTCGCAACTGATTTGAGTGAGCAGCTACAACAGTTCCGTCATCTATACCGCAATGCTGACAAGGTATATCTCTAGCTATCTCAAGTAATGTTTTATTCCTATATATCATGTGTTATCTTTTTGATAATGCCTATTTATTGAGCAGTCATAATTCTCTGGTAGCATTGTTTTACAGCTAGCGGGCTGTGTTTATATGGAGAAAATTATGGTTACAATTACTGTTGGTGACGTTGTTGTTTACGTAGAATCCGATGAAGTTGAGTTTGCTGATGATGACTTTGAGTACGATGAAGAAGGCATAGCATGGTCTTTCGATGAAGAAGAAGAAATCTGGTACTGGTACTGTGAAGAAAATGACGAATGGTACGCAGACGAATTCGATTATTTTGAAGATGAAGTCTAAGTAGTAACTTTCTCAAGGAACCGATTAGAAGCCTCCTGAGTCCGAAATACGTCAATCCTAGCCTGAGCCGCTATGAGCATCCAGCGTAGCGTCTCAGCCCTTTCTACAGCTTCCTGAAGCCCTTTTAATACCTCTTGATACTCTGGATGAGCATAAGCATCAGCTTCCTTCTCTGCCATCGTGCTTTTCATGCTATTTTGGAAACATAATGCTTTCTTAGTTTTCCTAAATTCACTGAGGTATGTAACGTCAGCTTTAGCCTTAGCGTATTCCTTAGAGTGCTTGATTATGTAGTCGATTGCTTTATTTGCATCAATATTTTCATTCATAACCAACTCCATCTTTGTTTATTTTTTATTTTTATAATATATGGATATGAAATACCATATTTTTTTGATACTTCTTTAGGTGGAATTAAATTACATTCTTCTCTAATTTTTAATATTAATTCTCTTGAATATTTATTTTGCCCATCTCTTTCGCCTCTATTTGATGTCCCATGCAATATTTTATCCATTTCATTTGAAGATTTAGTATCTAATCGTAAATTATCTAATCTACAATCAGTTTTTATTCCATTGTTATGGCACACATCTAGCAAACTATTAGTTCTTCCTAAAAAAGTATTAGCCATTAAAATATGAATATCATAACTTTTTGCTAATTCTTTTGTAGTTAATCTAATTATTGGGTATCCTCTTTTTGAGTGCATTTGAGTTTTTAATATTTTTCCTTGAGTTGCACCTTTTGATTTAAAAATACGCATTACTTCGCCATTTTTTGATATAGCGTAGTATTTTTCAAATCCTTTAATTGGATAAAAGCCATCTGGTATAACGAATTCTTTCATTTGCCTTCCTTTAGTAATTTCTTAACAGTTTCTACAGCGTTCTCAGGACTTGTGACTACATCTACCTGACCTTGCCAGTTGTAGTGCCAAATAACCTGATCTGGTGTCAGCTTCCATGCCTTGTTACCGTCTTTGACTTCGAGCAGGAAATTGTATTTAACATTAAATCTAGTTACTCCTACCAATAAGTCAGGACAGCCTTTGCCTACTGCGTGTAGATGTGTAACAGTCCAACCCTCAGCTCGTAATGCCTTAACGACTTGCGCTTGATTATCATCCACACGTTTATAAGTCATTCCTGCCCCCTTGCTCGGATAACCGCAGCAAAATAATCGCCCCTATACCTATCAGAATCAATACACACCTTCGCACACGCTTCACGCTCTGCTGCTGCAACTAAATTAGCAAATTCAATGAATTTATCTGCCTTTAATTCTTTTAATTCTGGATGACTCCAAATACCATCAAATAATTGACACTCATCAGCCATTCGTATTACGTCTGCTTTATTCACGCCAATCTCCTTTTAAGCCTTTATTGCCACGCTCCCACTGCTCTCTACAGTCCTTCTCTAGCTTATCTGCTGCGTTATTACCTCGCATCTTGCGAACTAACTGTAGGTATTCTGATGACTTGTTTCTGTCTAATGCTCTCCATCGTAATACAACTAAAACTTCACAGCGATGTCTGTATTCTTCGCTATCTGTATCAATTAACTCATTCATATCAATTCTAAAGATTGTTGTTTTAATCGTTCACGTTGCAATATCTCATATTCTGTATTTAATTCACATCCTAAATATTTTCTTCCTAAGTTTTGCGCTACTTGAGCTGTTGTGCCACTACCCATAAAAGGATCGAGAACAATACCTCCAACAGGCGCACCAGCCATTATGCAAGGCTCAATTAAATCTGGCGGGAATACTGCGAAATGCGCTCCAGAATAAGGCTTAGTTGTTACTGTCCATACACTGCGTTTGTTTCTTGTATCTCCAGTTTTTCCTGACATTGAGTTAGCTTCAGTTCCTCTCCTAGAGTCTCCTCTCGCACCCCTATCATCTCCTGCGTAGATAGCTGGCTCTTGCATTGCGCTTATATCGTAATAATACTTTTGTTTTTTGCTTAATAAAAATATGTACTCATGTGATTTAGTACATCTATCTTGCACAGACTCAGGCATTGGATTAGGTTTATGCCAAATAATATCTTGCCGTAAATACCATCCATCATTTCTTAAAGCAAATGCAAGCATAAACGGTATGCCTATTAAGTCTTTAGATTTGTAGCCTTCTATCTTTTGTGTTTTGCTAACAGATTGACCATTTCTTCCATTAGGATTTTTAGGATCAACAAAATCTCCCTTGCTCCCTGTCCCACAATAGCTATCACCAATGTTTACCCATAATGTACCGTCATCTTCTAATACATCCCATACACATCTAAATACTTCTACCATAGCTTCAATGTAAGCGGCAGGAGTTTCTTCTAATCCTATTTGTCCATCATGCCCATAATCACGCAATCCATAATAAGGTGGGCTAGTAACGCAAGTCTGTGCTTTGATACCTTGAGATGCCCATTTCTTCATTATTTCTCGGCAGTCACCGAATTCAATTTTATCCACGAAACTTTCCTTTGTTATCAAAGTCCATAGTCGCACCACCGAAAGTATCAATAAACTGCTGACTACCTGAATGGTAATAAAGTCCGTATGATTCCTGAGCTTCACCATTTCTTTGTTTCTCGCACATCAGGTAAGCGTCAGGTAAATCTTCCTCGTACTTGTCTCCGTTACGCCTACGATTCTCTTTCTGCTTGTTGCGCCACATTAAGAATACGTTATCAACCTGATCCGTTATTGCTCCAGTACCTTTGATGTCGTTCTTGTTAGGCTGCACTTCCTCAGACTGTAACTTGCGGATATGGTGGATCAAATGAACGTGTACGTTATGGTCTCTTGCTAATGCGGTTAGCTCATCTACAAAGTATTTCTGCTCGTTGAAATTATCCTCAGCATTACAGACCTTCATTAACGAGTCAATAAAAATATGCTCAACTCCTAACTCAACAGCGCAGTATCTAGCCATCGCTATCGTTTGATTAGGCGTAGTGGAACCTTGCTGATCGTAGATGTACAGATGCTCTCCTGCGAACTGGTTAAATCGCTTAGTTAATCCCTTGATGTACTTTTCTTTATCGTTAGTTAACGGATCGTCAATAAACTCACCAGCAAACTGTCTAAGCATCCTGTGGATAGTGCTAGTAGGTTTCATCTCAAATGATGCAACTACACACTTGCGCTTCTGTTTAATCAAGTGCAACGCTATCTGACCAGTTATTAGAGACTTACCGCCACCGTTACCACCAGCGTATAAAGTCACCTCACCTAACCTGAAAGCAAAGTCACCATGCGTCTTAGTAAACGGCATAGTCGCATTATCGTTAATAGGTGGATTAATGTAGTTCTCAGTAATCTCATCTAGCCAATCTGAAACTATGCGAACCTTCTGACCTACATCGTTATTCTTCAGATACTTTTCTACGTCAATATCCTGTGACTTAACTAATCGTGCTTTACGCTCATCGTCTAGTTGTACTGCTACTAATTCTAAGTTTGTAGTCATCTTAT